CAGAAGATACACATTTAGATGCATTAGATGGTTTTTGTACTATTGATTATACTTGCTATCCAGATATAAATGTAAATTGGGATAATATGTATGGAGTTCCTTTTGATATGCAACAAGTTATATTAGTAGGGACAGCTTCTAAGTGTAAAAAGTTTCAATTAGATTCTTTACAAACTCCTGAATTACCTCAGTTAAATCCAGATTTTAAAATACCTCAATTAGATAAGCCTGATATTATAGATGCTATTGACGATATACTTGCTGTGAATGGTATTGCTCTGAAAGTATATGTACAAACACTAACTCCAATTGAGTTTACAGACTTAGAAAACGCTGTAACTAATGAACAAAGAGAAGAAGAAACTGGAGAAAAATTACAGAAACTTTCAAAAGATAATATAGATCTAGATGAGCAGTTATCTAAAGACATTCTCACTCATTTAAAGGGTGAAATTATGACTGATTATGACCTTGTAGAGGCTAGGGCTTACTCTGAAGATAATGAGGAGTTTGAGGCTCTTAAATTAGCTAAAGAGTCTATTAAATCAAAGCCAAATAAATGGAGCATTTTAGATAAAAGTATCTATAAAGTGAGATATGCTTATGCAGGTAATCCAGACCCACAAAGGCAGTTTTGTGTAGAAATGATGAAAAGAAGTGCAAAAGGGGTTGTTTATAGACTTGAAGATATAGATAAGGCTGGAAGAGATGAAGGTGTCAATAAATCCTTCGGTCATAATGGGCAGGCTTATGATCTATTTAAATATAAAGGCGGAAAATACTGCCACCATTATTGGGAGCAAAGACTATATAGATTAAAAAAGAACAAAGATGGGTCTTATGTTGAAGACAAGGCTTTATCTAGTAGTGAAGAAGTTACTAGTATTCCAAAAAGTTACCAACCAAGACCTCACGGACATAAAGAAGCAGGTGTAAAGCCTATTGATATGCCAACTAGAGGTGAATATAAATAATTAAGATATGGCAGACGTATTATTTTGTACAAAAAATGACATAGTTAGAAAAAGTCAAAACCTAGATGGGAATATTGACGCAGATTTGATAATTCCAAGTTTACATATAAGCCAAACACAAAATTTAAGAGGTATTATAGGAACTGACTTATACAATAAACTAACAAGTGAAATAACAGCTGGGACTTTAGCAAATCCTTATTTGTCTCTGCTTAATAATTATATAAAACCCATATTAATACACTTAACACTCGCTGAGTTTTTTAAAGGTGCTAGTATTAAGGTTACTAATAAAGGGGTTTATAAACACACTTCAGAAAATGCTACAGAAGCCTCTTCTGAAGAGATAAAAGATTTGATACAAATGGAAAAAGACAGAGCTGAAAGCTACACACAAAGGTTTTTAGACCACATGAGTTTTAACGCTTCTGCTTCTTATCCAGAATGGTTTTCAAATAGCAACGAGGACGTAAGCCCTCAATATGAATCGTTTAACACAGACTGGGTGCTATGAACAAATTTGGAGAAATATATAGCGACTCTCATTTTGGAGATATAGATGCCTCTAGTGGGTGGGGTGCAATTTACCCTAGTGATGCTGGTGGAGTATGAGTTGGGGTGCTATATATAGTAAAAGTTGGTTTGGTGAGGTTAACTCTATTTGGGGTTCAATATATCCAGTAACAGCAGACGGTTCAACCTTAACAATAGATATAACTACGCTTTTTAGCGATAGTACATTAGTAACAATAGACCAAATAGTATATTAAAAAATTAAACAATGGCTCAACAAAATTTAAATACAGGAACAACTGCCAACGATAATACAGGCGACTCACTCAGGGCTGCCATGGTTAAAATACAGTCAAATTTTGACGAATTGTATGGAGACGAAACCACTGGCGAAGTAAATTCAATAACAGGAGGAACAGGCTTATCAGTAGACCAAAGCGTAGGAGCTGTAACTGTGAGCCTTGATACGCATACTGGAGATGTAACAGGAACTACAGCTTTAACTATTGCTGACGATGCTGTTACTTATGCTAAAATGCAAAATTTAGGAACTGCTAATAGGCTTCTAGGAGGTACTTCTACTGGTGTTATTTCTGAAGTACAAGT